TGTCGGTGCAGATCAATTAGCTGCAAGTGCAGTAGTATTTGGTTCACTAGCAGGTGCTTTAGTACAAACTTCAGGCGAGTCATTCTCAGATGATGATACATCTATTATGACATCAGCTGCTATCAACGATAGAATTGAAGCATTGATCACAGCAGAAGATTTAGATTTTGCTGGTGATTCAGGAACAGGTGCAGTTGATCTCAACTCACAATCTTTAACAATCGCTGGTACAGCAAACGAAATCGAGACAAGTGCAAGTGGCCAAACTATAACAGTTGGTCTTCCAGACAATGTAACAGTTGGTGGAAACTTTGCCGTAACAGGAAACTTAACAGTTAATGGTACAACTACAACTGTTAATTCAACAACTACAACAGTAGACGATCCGATCTTTACAGTCGGTGGTGATTCTGCTCCAGGTTCTGACGATAACAAAGACAGAGGTATTGAGTTTAGATATCACAATGGAACAGATGCAAAAGTTGGTTTCTTCGGTTTTGACGATTCAACAAGTAAATTTACTTTTATAGCAGATGCTACTAACAACTCAGAAGTCTTCTCAGGAAGTGCTGGAGATGTAGCGTTTGGCGGAATCGCAGGTACTGGTCTAGCATTATCAGGCGCTATCACATCATATGACGGTTCAGCACCAACAAATGGTCAGATTCTAATGGGTCATACTTCAAACGGAGATATGCAATTAGGAACTATCACTGCTGGCGAAGGTATTGATGTAACTAATGGTGCAGGTAGTATTACTATCGCAGCTGAAGATGCAACATCAGCTAACAAAGGTATCGCTTCATTTAACTCAAACGAGTTTACAGTGTCAAGTGGTGCAGTGTCTATTACAGGAATTGACGGAGGCACATTTTAATTAGTGCTTAAACTCATAGGAGGGTAATATGGCAGCAGTAATTCAACTTAAAAGAAGTTCTACTCAAAATGATACACCAACAACTAGTGATTTAGTACTTGGTGAATTAGCCGTAAACACTTACGATGGTAAGTTGTTTATGGAGAAGAACGATGGATCTGCTTCTATAGTCGAAGTCGGGACTAACCCGTCTACCCTTAGCGTAAATAGTGCTTACTCATTTCCAACAAGTGATGGTTCAAATGGTCAGGTACTTCAGACAAACGGTTCAGGAACTTTAAGTTTCGGTAGTGCCGCTAGTTCTGGAATACAAATCTTCAAGTATACAATAACATCAACCAGTTCAACTTTATCTGGTGCAGACGATGATAATAATACATTGTCATATGATGTTGGGTCAGAGCAAGTATATCTCAACGGTGTACTTCTTGCTGACGGTGGAGATGACTATACTGCAACCAATACAAGTACTATAACCTTTGAGAATAATGTCATATCAGGTGATATTGTTCAAGTAGTAGCGATCACTTCGGTCGCAAACTTAGTTCAAGGGTTTTTTACTGCAAACACTTTCACTGCAACAACAGCTGATCAGGTTTTATCATCATTACCAGTTGTCAACAAAGCAGTTAAGTATGTGATAAACGCCACACACGCAAGTGCAGGCACCCACGCAGCTGAAGTGTTGTTGATAAACAATGGATCAAATGCATTTTTCGTACAATACGGCGATGTGTATTCGAGTTCATCATTGTTTTCATTAAGTGCTGATGTTAGTTCAGGAAATATGAGACTTCTCATTACACCTGTTAATACTAACACTACAGTAGACACTTTCCAAATCAGACATCAATAAAGGAGGAATAAGACATGGCAAAGACAAGAGCATTTGAAATCGCTGAACTTATTCGTCACTTTAAATATGATGAGACCAACGATAAGATTGTAACTGAAAAGAGAACAGAGGATAAGAACAAAAAGCGTGGTGACGCTACAAGAACAGCCACAACTGAGTTCGCTCTAGATACTTTTGCAAAGGCAGACTTTAGAGCTGCTAGATACATCGTTGCGATGACGAGAGGAAGTGATTTTCACTCAACAGAAGTTATGTTAGTTCATGACGGAAGTGCGGTGACAATGACCCAATACGGAACATTGAAGGACGCTAACTTAGCGACAATCGATGCAGATATATCAGGTTCAAATGTAAGACTTCTGGTTACACCAGCAAGTGCTACATCTACAACAATTAAATTTGACAGAACTTTGGTAGAAGCATAATTAACAAAAACTAAACTTTTTGAGAGGCACTTAGGTGCCTCTTTTTTTGTCTAGGTGTTTCAAAAACATAAATAGAGTTATGGCTACGAAGAAGAAATTATTGGCAGATATAGGACTAGAAACTGCAAGTGACTTGAGTGTTGATGGTAACGCAACCATTACAGGTAATCTTACAGTAAACGGAACAACAACCACGGTCAACTCGACAACTACTTCAGTTGTTGACAGTATGCTCGAACTTGCACAAAATAATACATCATCGGATACAATAGACATAGGAATCTACGGTAATTATAATGATGGTTTATCAGATGGCGGTGCGAGTGAGTATACAGGTTTGGTTCGTGATGCTTCTGATTCAACATGGAAACTATTCGATGGTTTAGAAGTTGAACCGACAACTACAGTTAACTTGTCAGGTTCAGGTTATGCTAAGGCATCATTAGAGGTCGGTGACCTATCATGTACTACAATTACTGCAACAGATACATTGACAATTGATAGTCTTGTTGTTGATAGTACAGAAGGTACAACACTAACCACAACATCATCAACTGAATTGGATAGTTTTTCAGCATCGACTTATAGAAGTGCAAAGTATCTTCTACAAGCGTCTCAAGGAAGTAACTACCATGCATCTGAGATACTAGTTATTCATAATGGTACAACTGCATACGAATCTCAATATGGTATCATTATTACAAACAGTTCATTATACGATGTATCAGTATCTTTATCAAGTGGTAATGTTAAATTAAGTGTTACGCCAGCAAGTTCATCTTCGACAGTCTTTAAGTGGTCAAGACAGTTGATAAAAAGTTAAATTTCTTGATCGTAACTCTCATCGGAGAGTGAGAGATAAACTAAATATACAGGTAAGATTTACCCCTATGCATAGGAAATAAAATATGGCAACCCAATCAAACTTAGTAATAGAATATGGATTAACAGTAGGCACTACTGAAGTGATTAACTCATCTGGTAAATTACAATCTGGCGCTATTTCTGAGTTAGATACTGATAACTTATCAGAGGGTTCAACGAATTTATACTTTACAAACGCAAGAGCAAGAGGTGCGATATCACTCGCATCAGGAGAACAAAGTTTAGCATATAACTCATCAACGGGTGAGTTATCATTAACATCGGTGAACGGAGGCACATTTAGTTAAAGATGTCTAGTAAAAATTTCATAATCAAAAATGGCCTCACGGTCGGTACAACAGAAGTTATCGATAGTTCTGGAGATTTAACAGCTGCCTCTTTTGGTACAGCTGCTAAAGAAGCAATCGATGATCAAGTCAATACACTCTTAACAGCAGGAACTGGCGTATCATTATCATATGATGATTCTGCTGGTACTTTAACAATCAATGGTCAACAAGGTGATATTACAGGTGTTAACGCAGGTGCTGGTTTAACAGGAACTGCAACATCTGGTGATGCAACACTTAACATTGGTGCTGGCACAGGTATTACAGTAAATGCAGATGATATCGAAGTAGATACTTCAGTTGTTACAACTTTAACAGGCTCACAAACATTAACAAATAAAACATTAACAAGTCCAGTTTTAAATACTGGCGTAAGTGGTACAGCAGTAAAAGATGAAGATAATATGGCATCTAATTCTGCTACACACCTTGCAACACAACAATCAATTAAAGCATATGTCGATTCTCAAGTTGCTGGTAAAGATGCTTTATCAGAACTTTCAGGAGACTCAGACGATATCACAGAAGGTTCAACTAATTTATTCTTCACAAACGCAAGAGCAGATGCCAGAATTGCAAACGCAATCAAAGACGAAGATAACATGGCATCAGATAGTGCAACTCATGTACCATCTCAACAATCTGTTAAGGCATTCGTAGAAGCTCAAGTTGCAAGTAAAGACGCATTATCAGAACTATCAGGTGATACAGATGACATTACAGAAGGGTCAACAAACCTATTCCATACTTCAGAAAGAGTAGACGATAGAGTTGCAGCTCTTATATCTGCTGGTGTCAATGTCGCAATAACTTATGACGATGCAAATAACGATTTAGAAATTAGAGTTCCTTACGAGAATATACAAGATACAGTTGGTACTCAGATTGCATCTAATGGTTCACATACAGGTATCACTGCAACATATGACGATGCAGGTGATGGCGCAATCGATCTAGCATTAGACAACTCAACAATTAGAGGTCTATTCAGTGCTGGTGGTGATCTATCATACAACTCAGGAACTGGTCAATTTAGTTTTACAAATGACGCTGGCGATATCGAAGGTGTAACTGCTGGTACAGGTCTTTCAGGAGGCGGTACTTCAGGTACAGTAACATTGAATGTTAGTGGTCTAACAGTATCAGAATTTGCAGGCGCATCAATTCAAACAGGTTCAGAATCATTCAGTGATTCAGATACAGTATTGATGACAGCAGCTGCTATTAATGATAAAATTACAAGTTTTGGATATACAACTAATACTGGTGATATCACAAGTGTTATCGCAGGTGACGGTCTATCAGGTGGGGGTGCATCAGGAGATGTAACTCTAGCAGTTAGTGTAGATGACAGTTCAATAGAAACAGATTCAGATACATTAAGAGTTAAAGCAAGTGGTATTACAAATGCCATGTTAAATGGTTCAATTGCTAACAATAAACTTGTAAATGATTCAGTAACAGTCACCGCAGGCGATGGTCTATCAGGCGGTGGTGAAGTCGATCTAGGTTCTTCAGTGAACCTTGCAGTTTCAGTTGACGATAGTTCAATCGAAATAGATTCAGATAACTTACAAGTAAAAACAGGCGGTATAACAAACGCCATGTTAGATGGTGGTATTACAAATACTAAATTAGCAAATAGTACTATCACTATAAATGGTACAGCAGTTTCACTTGGTGGTACAAGAACTTTAGACACAGGCGATCTTTCAGAAGACGGAAATCTGTTCTTCACTAATGCAAGAGCACAAGCTGCAATTACAGTTACAGATGCTGGCGGAGATGGTTCACTTGCATACAGTGGTGGAGAAATTACTTATACAGGCCCAAGTGCTTCTGAGACAAGAGCACACTTCTCAGGTGGCACTGGTGTAAGTATCAATAGTGGTGTAGTTGCTATTGGTCAGGCAGTAGGAACTTCAAGTAGTCCAACATTTAATGATTTGACTGTATCTGGTAACCTTACAGTAAACGGTACAACAACTACTGTCTCTTCAACAAACACAACTATTGAAGATAAGTTGTTAGAACTTGGTACAGGAACTACAGGCACACCTTCAGGTGATGCTGGTCTGATCATTGAAAGAGGAGATTTAAACAACGCATTTATCGGTTATGACGAAAGTGCAGATAAGTTCACAGTCGGAACGGGAACATTTACTGGTTCAACTTCAGGTAATTTATCAATTACAGCTGGTAACTTTACTGCAAACCAGATTACAACATCATACGCTGACAACAGTGGTGGTGTTATGAGAAATATCTATCAAAATACATCGGCACCAACATCAAGTGATGGTGCAATCGGTGATTTGTGGATTCTTTACTCTTAATAATTAGAGATTTAATATATGGCGACAGGTAATCAAAAGGTAAAAACACCTACAGGTTGGAATAGTACAAGAGGTGCATGGGTCAAAACTGACTCAGACACATGGAAAGATGTAGAACAAATCTATATCAAAACTCCTACTGGTTGGAATAATGCTTCAGGTCAAGAAGCAGTTCAACAACCTTATCCTTATATTGCCAATGCCCAGAATCCTGTAATTAGGCAACAACCTGCGCCGTATCCGTATATCGCTAATGCTCAGAATCCTGTAATTAGACAACAACCTGCACCGTATCCGTATATTGCGAATAAGCAAAATCCTTTTATTAGACAACAAACAGTTCCTTATCCATACATTGCAAATGGCCAAGAACCTAATATTAGAGATTCACAACAACCTAACATACGAGATCAACAAGAACCAAATATCAGGAGAACACCTGCACCATATCCGTATATAGCAAATAGTCAACAACCTAATATCAGGCAGACACCTGCGCCATATCCATATATTGCGAATAATCAACAACCGAATATTAGAAGAACACCTGCGCCATATCCGTATATAGCAAACAATCAAGAACCGAATATCAGGCAACAACCTGCACCATATCCGTACATAGCAAACAATCAAGAACCAAACGAGAGACAACAACCAGCGCCATATCCGTATATCGCTAATGCACAAGAACCAAATATTAGAAGAACGCCAGCACCGTATCCGTATATCGCTAATGCACAAGAACCTAATATTAGAAGTTCACAAGAACCAAATATCAGAGATCAACAAGAACCAAATATCAGGAGAACACCTGCACCATATCCTTATATTGCTAACGCACAAGAACCAAATATCAGGAGAACACCTGCACCATAACCTTATATTGCAAATGGTCAAGAACCTAATATCAGACAGATTTCACAAGCTTACACATACGAGGCGTCTCAACAAGAACCTAATATTAGAAATCAACAAGAACCTAATATTAGAAATAGTCAGACGCCATTTACATATCAGTTTAGATCACCGTTTACTTACAGAAATCCTGTAAATGGTCAGCAACCTAATACATATAACTTTAGATCACCGTTTACTTACAGAAATCCTGTAAATGGTCAGCAACCTAATACATATAACTTCAGATCGCCGTTTACATATGGTGCTCAAGGTATTACACAAGCATCTTACAACTTTAGATCACCAAGTACATATCAAGCACAAGGTATTACTCAGACAACTTATAATCATAGATCGCCATTGACTTATGATCATAGATCACCGTTTACATATAATATACAAAGTCCGTTCACATATCCATTTAGAAACCCGTTTTCATATCAACACAGGTCACCATTTACATACAGAAATCCTGTGAGCGCACAAGAACCGAACATTAGAGATACACAGGTGCCGTTTACATATCCTGCAAATGCTCAAGAACCAAATATTAGAGATACACAGGTGCCGTTTACATATCCTGCAAATGCTCAACAACCAAACATTAGAGATGCTCAGCAACCAGTGACTTATCCTGCAAACGCACAACAACCTGTAATTGGTAACTCTAGAAACCCATCGATTGGTAATACTAGAGCACCAAATATAGGTAATTCTAGAAACCCAGTGATTGGAAACACACGAAACCCAAATATAGGTCAAACATCTGTTAGTGCTAGAGTATCAACACAATTACCTAGTTTCTATAGATTTCCGTATTTCTATCAGAATTTTCAACCTACACCAAATGTATCGGAGTTTTAATGATGAGGAGTGTAAGATAAAATGCCAATAGGACAAAGATTAGGAAACACTAGAAGTACAGGTCAATTACCTACTATCGTTCAACAAGCGTATTCGTTTAGGACTCCAGCGGGTTATTCGTTTAGACAACCGTTCACTTATTCTTTTAGAACGCCGTTTACATATAATATTCAGACACCGTTTACATACTCGTTTAGGTCACCGTTTACTTATCAGGCATCGTTTAGATCACCTTTTAGTTATAACCATAGATCGCCATCTACATATCAGGCGCCAGCTAGACAACCTAATAACTATAACTTCAGATCGCCGTTTACATATCAGGCACCTGCTAGACAGCCTAATACATATAACTTCAGATCGCCATTTACATATAGAAATCCAGTATCGGCTCAAGAACCTAATATCAGAGATGCTCAACAACCTAATATTGGTAATACAAGACAACCTGTAATTGGTAATACGCAACAACCTAATATTAGAGATCAACAAGAACCTAATATCAGAAGAACACCTGCGCCGTATCCTTATATTGCGAACAATCAACAACCTAATATCAGACAACAACCAGCGCCATATCCTTATATTGCAAATGGTCAAGAACCTAATATTAGAAACACTCGTGTGCCATTTACATATCAGAATCCAAGTAATGCACAACAACCTAATATTAGAGATACTCGTGTACCATTTACATATCAGAATCCAAGTAATGCACAACAACCTAATATTAGAGATGCAAGACAGCCTGCTTCATATCAACACAGGTCACCATTAACTTATAATCATAGATCACCGTTGATTTATCAGGCGCCAGGTATTACTCAAGGTACATACAACTTTAGATCGCCGTTCACATATGCAAACCAAGGTATCACTCAGACTACATATAACTTTAGATCACCTTCTACATATGCAACGCAAGGTATTACTCAGACCACATATCAACACAGGTCACCATTGACTTATGATCATAGGTCTCCGTTTACTTACAACTTTAGATCGCCAAGTACATACTCGAATCAAGGTATCACACAAACAACCTATAATTTCAGATCGCCTTCTACATATGCAACACAAGGTATAACACAAACAACATACCAGCATAGATCACCAAGTACATACGCAACACAAGGTATAACACAAACAGCGTATCAACATAGATCGCCAAGTACATACTCGAATCAAGGTATTACACAAACAACATACCAACATAGATCGCCAAGTACATATGATCATCAAGGTATTACGCAAACAACATATAATTTCAGATCACCTGGAACATATGAAACACAAGGTATTACACAAACAACATATCAACATAGATCGCCGTTGACTTATGATCATAGATCGCCATTTACATATCAACATAGATCACCGTTTACATATGCAACTCAAGGTAATACTCAGTCGGCTTATCAACATCAATCGCCAAGTACATATGCAACACAAGGTATAACACAAACAGCGTATCAACATAGATCACCAAGTACATATGCAAGACAAGGTATCACTCAGACAAGTTACCAACATAGATCACCAAGTACTTACGCAACGCAAGGTAGAACACCAGTGATCAGGTGGGATGGCGACTTAAATCAACAGTGGCCAGGTACTCCAATTACTGCATAAATACTTTTGTAATTAATTGAGGTTATATTATGAAAATTACTATTGAGGAACTCAAGAGCTCTTTGTTTACTGAAAGTTTCGATCCAAAGATTGATAATAGAAATCAAGTTCTAGGTAACTTTAATCTAAACGATGAAGGTGTCGAAGAGACAGAGGCTTACAAAACTGCAAAATGGGCATATGAAAAAGTTGGTGGCCCAAAACTCATTAAATGGAAAGATGTCAATCGAGTACAAATGGAGTTGGTCACAAAACATCAAAGATTAGTTTCAACATTTGGCCAAACAACTCATTCATCTTATCTTTATCATTCTCTCATGCCTGAGGGATATACATCTAAACCTAAAAAAGAAAGACCAGGAAATTTAGGTTTTGGTTTTAAAAATCTTGATGATGAACATATAGAATTTAAAGACATCTTAGATTTTAGTAAGGGTGATTTAGCATTTGAATCGCTAGATGATTACATGAAAGAAGAACAAATAGGTTCTTCATATTATCATAGTGCTAAGGCACATTGGTTAACACAACACATTCGTAAAGAAGGATTATGGAATCCTATTCAAGGTAAAGTAGAACGAAGAGGTGATCAATTTTCAATCGCAATTCATCCAGGTTCTGTAAGATCACAAGTACTTGAATTATTATCACTCGATGATTTAGATTGTTTAATTACAGATAGATATGGTCTATTTGATCAAGAACCTTTAACATGGGATGAAATGATCGAATATCATAAAGATATAACAAAAGAAGGGTGCGTACATGATAACATTTCATTTTTGTACTCACGAGGATATATTGAGATATCATCATCAGCTGCTCATAAAGGTATGAATGATTTTAGACCAGAAGTTTTTAAATTTAATAAAAAAGTAACTGAGTTAGCTAAGGGTAAAAAACTTTCAATCTATGTTGGGTATGATAGTAGACACGGTGAACTTGCTCAAAACTCAGCTGATATTATTAAGTATCATATATTGAAAGATTTTGGTGGTGGAAATATTAGTTCTTTATTTGATTGGCAACCTGAAGTTAAGTTACTAGATGTTTCAAAAATACCAGAGTATACTAGAGACTATGCAAACCAATCAACAGAATTTACATATAGCAGATTCTTAATACCATACTTAGAGAATTACGAAGGTTTCAGTATCTTTGTAGATGATGACTTTATCTTCTCTAAGTCTATACTGCCATTATTTCATTTCTTAAATCCAGATGATGCAGTAGCTTGTGTACAATATGACTTCGATAATATACACGAAACAAAATTCAATGGTGAAAAGAATGTTGCATATCCAAAGAAACTATGGTCTTCTTTGATGATATTCAATAACGGTCATTCTGATTGTAAAAAACTTACTCCTGAAGTTGTTAATACAGAATCAGGTAAATATCTACATCAATTTGAATGGACAGATGCAATCAGTGAAATACCAGAGAGATGGATTATCACTGAGGGTACAGATGATTTGAAAAGTAAACCAAGTGCATTTGCAATACATTATACGAGAGGTGGACCATGGATTAAAGACATGAATACCAGTCGAATAAATATGTTAGAAAACTATGAAAATATGGTTAGGAAGGTTGCAAATAAACCCAAAGTATAGTAAAATGGAGAGATTATGATGAACATGTTTATATACACCGAAAATGGTGACTTACATATTCGTAAACCAAATGGTTTAGAATATTGTTTTAACAATACTGATAAACCTAATTTAGGTTTTGAATATGATGTTGTGATTTATGACGAAGATGAATTTAAGATCACGAAGTACGATGACGATGTTTCTTTTGAAGAACAAGTCAGAGAAAAATTAAGTGATGTAGAAATAGATGCTATAGAAACATATATTGCAAATTCAGAAGCGCCTGTAGGCGTATCACTTGCTAGTCAGTATAGTGAAAAATTAAATAACATTTGCCACGATTTTTGTCATCAAACAGCCGAAAGATATGGTTTCAATTGTGTAAACGATGCAATGATAGCTGGCAGAACAGGCTCAAACCATCCATATAGATCAGATGCTCGAAGAGTTTTAGAGTATTATGATACAGCATGGAATGTCTATGTTGGTCTGATAAGTGAAATACAAAATACGAGAGAAGATGTATTACCTGAATTCGCTCATTTTGAAAGCGCTTTACCTAGACCTCAACAAGTACCCAATGTTTAATGTTAGAAATTGAGAAGGTAGATTCTCCTTTTCATATACAAGAACTACCTTTAACAAAAGTATATGTGATCGACAATTATCTCGAACAGAGTATATGGCATCATATGGATGATCAAATTACAAATGCATCTATGTGGTCGAAAACAAATCAAGTTCGATCTAATAGTCCAACAGGTTTACCTCATCATAGTTTTTGGGGTGCTAGTTGGTTTAGAGCAGATAAAGATGGCAATAGAATCACAGATACGCCTGTCCATAAACCAACAATGTTGTTAGCAGATATGTTTGATAGAAAAGTACAAACAGATTTTGGTTTTACATGGAAAAGATTCCAATATATGGGTACAAATTCTCAAACATATGGACAACATGGCACAACTCATTCAGATTGTGATGATGATGACGATTGGAATCTTTCTTTCTTATACTATTATAATCCTTACTGGAATCCTAATTGGGGTGGTAAATTAAGATTCTATGATGAACCACAACAAGGTCTTGATGGTCGTGATGAGCATATTAAAAACCATCAGATTGGTGAAGTAGATTTTGTACCAAATAGATTATTAATGTTTGACGGCAGAATACCACATGGTGCTGATGCCCCAAACGAGAGAGCAAGATATCAAGATCGTAGATCAATTGTTCTCAGAGGTGATGAAGTAGAATTATGCCAACAATAGATTTTATTGCACATAATGAAGAAACAATAAGAACTTTCAAACCAGTTCTTGCTAAAAAAGCACAGCCTGAATGGTGGAAGAAAACAAAAGTATTTACTGATCATCAAGGTGCAAAGACACAAACTATAAGAGCGTGTCCTGCTATGGATGACTGGTTAAAAACTGGTTGGATTATCGAAAGTCAACACGATATAGAAGTTATAAATGGCAACGCACCTGGTGTGCCCGATAGAAACTTCAAAGTTAAAACTGATCCTGTCGGTAGAATCGCATCACCAAATCACCCACATGCACAACTTGGTTCTTTTACACCTTGGGGAGTACCAGGTAAAGTAAGAGATGCTTTTAAACTTCGAGCACCTTGGAATGTTAAGACACCACCAGGCTATTCGTGTTTATATCTTGACCCTTTTCTACATTCAAATAAGTACTTTAGTGTTTGGCAAGGAATAATTGACACTGATAGATTTAGAACAAATCAAGATAATGCACAAATGATTTTTTATCCAAAAGTTGATCATAGTTTTACAATTCCAAAAGGTACTGCATTATGTCAGATTATACCTTTTAAGAGAGAAACATGGACTGCAACATATCAACTTGCAAGTGATAAAAGTTGGCATGATAACAAGAGTCGTATAACTCAAAACGATGATAACCCAACAGTAGAGGAGTTAAATATGTCTCCTAAATATAAAGATATGGATAAAGATATGAAGTTTGGTCCATATAGAAACGAAGGATTTTGGAATGAAAAAGGTCAATTCTATACAGAAGAAGAACCGCCACCTGAATGTCCTATGCATAAAAATTATAAAGATGTTCAGAGAGAGTTGACCGATCTAAATTGGGACGGTGAAGAAGAATGAGTGTAAAATTATTATTTCCTGCATTTATATTTAAGAGAGAGTTTTTAGGCAGAGATAGCCATAAAGATCCGTCTATGCATCAAGAATATTTTGATATGATGAGAGACGAAATAGATATGATGGAAAGAACTGATCATCAAGGTCGTAAAGTGTCTAATCAAAACGGGTGGCAGTCAAATGACGGTATAGAATCTCATCCTACATTTGTTAAATGTATCAGAGGTATTAAAAGAACTATCAGAGACGAAATGATGCCATTCATGGGCATAAAAGAAAATTGTTTTAGAATTGATTTTCATAATTCATGGGCTAACAAAAACTATAAGGGTTCTTGGAACGCACCACACTTACATAATGGTTGTTATTACTCAGGTGTTTTATATATTCATGGTGATGGTGATGAAGGATTATTTCGAGCTCTAGATACAGACCATAAAGTAGTCGGTAGTTTTCCTAGTACACCTAGAATGTTAGAGTCATGGACTCATGAACCTAGAAGTGGTGTACTATTACTTTTTCCTAGTGCATTGATGCATATGGTCGAACCCAATATGACAGATAAAGCAAGATATAGCATATCATTTAATTTCAATGTAGAACTTACTCAACAAGGTAAGATCGGAGATGCAATGCAAAATCTCTGGCGAGAAGACCTAAATTATCCTGAGCTAGAGTTTGAAATTGACGAAAAGGGCAACATAATCCCATAAATAAGGGCCATGGAAGGTATTACAATCGACCCAGGTCTACTCTGGAATCTAATATTATCACTTATCATAGTGCCAGTAGGTTTTCTGGTTCGATCAGTTCTGGCTGAACAAAAAAGATTGGACATCTTAGTCAACAAGACAAGAGAAGAGATTGCCAAAGAATATGTCACCAGAGAACAACTAGAGAAAGATTTAGAGAAACTTATCGGTACAATGGAAAGAATTGAAGATAAACTAGATCGGATTCAAACCAAAACTTATTTCGCAGACTAATTTAGAATTTGTATAAATAGTAGGTGAGGAACTTACTATGGCAGAACCAAATTCAAAAGCATCATTAAAAGAGTATGTAAAGAGAAAGCTAGGGGCACCTGTACTAGAAATCAATGTTGACGATGATCAACTTGACGATAGAATAGATGAGGCTCTTCAATACTTTTATACTTACCATTATGATGGAACAATCAAAGTCTATCTAAAACATCAAATTACAGATACTAAAAAGACTGGCATGAAAGAAAATGAAACTTTCACTGAGTCAGCTTCTGGTTCACATGATTACAATGATGAACAAGTATTACAACAGAAAAATTACATAGTTTTACCAGACTTTGTCACTTCAGTTGTTAGAATCTTCCCGATGAATGATAACGCAACTACTAATATGTTTGATCTCAGATATCAGTTGAGATTAAATGATCTATATGATCTTACAAGTACAAACATATTATATTACGAACAAGTACAACAACACATAGCCACACTAGATCGAGTTCTAGTTGGTAGAACGCCTACAAGATTTAATCAACACATGAATAGATTATATCTTGATATGGATGTCGATAAGATTGATCAAAACGAATTTCTAGTTATAGAATGTTATAGAAAAATCGACCCTACAACATTTACAGATGTTTTCAATGATATGTGGTTGAAGAGATATGCAACTGCATTAGTCAAATACCAATGGGGTGAAAATCTGTCTAAGTTTCAAGGCATCGCATTGCCAGGTGGCGTGACACTAGATGCCTCTCAAATGAAATCCGAAGCACAAGAAGAGATACAAAAATTAGAAGAAGAATCCAGACTGAATCATGAAATGCCAGTCATGGACATGATAGGTTAATAAATGCCAACAAATACACACTTTAGTCATGCTGTTAGCAGTGAGCAACATCTATATGAAGATATTGTTGTTGAATCACTTCGTATGTATGGCCAAGAGGTGTTATATCTTCCTAGAAAAATAGTCGAAGAAGAAGATATCTTTAACGAAGAAGTTCAATCACAATTCTTAGATGCATATTCAGTTGAAATGTATATTGAGAACACCGATGGTTTTGAAGGCGAAGGTGATCTGCTATCTAAGTTTGGTGTCGAAGTTAGAGATCAGGCTACATTCATAATCTCAGTAAGATCATGGGAAAGATTTATATCTCTTGATTCAAATCTTGCAACATCATTTAGACCAAACGAAGGCGATCTGATTTACTTGCCTTTATCTGGTAGTATGTTTGAGATCAAGTTTGTAGAACATGAAGACCCATTCTATCAAATAGGAAAACTTTTCGTATTCAAGATGAGATGTGAACTCTTTGAATACTCAGGCGAGGATTTCGATACAGATGTAATCGAAGTCGACACAATAGAAGACCAACAGGCATATATTGTCGAAATGACAATGAATACTGGTGGTTCAGGAACATATGCAGTCAATGAAGATGTTAGAATCGATGGTAGTAGTGCCGTTGTTGGTGAAGTTGTATCATGGCGTGCTGACACGAGAGTTCTTAAACTCAAAGATGTTACAACAACATTCCAAGCAAACGATTCAATTGTAGGTGTATCTACATCAGCACAATACAGTATAGCTTCAGTAACAGATGTATTGACAATGTCAAATGATCCACAAGCAGATAATTTAGAATTTGAAAACAATGATAGTAACTATCTTGATTTATCAGAGACCAATCCATTCGGTGAACCATAATGTTCGGTACTTATTTTTACAATGAAACAATTAAGAGATGTGTATCAGTCTTTGGTACTATGTTTAATAATCTCGATTACAAAAAGACAAAAGCAGATGGTACAGTTTTAGGTCGATACAAAGTTCCGATCTCATATGGACCTGCACAAAAGTTTTTACAAAGATTGGCCGAAGAACCTAATCTGAATGATAATAGTAGATCAGCAATATCACTCCCACGAATGGCATTTGAGTTGACAGGTTTCACTTACGACCCACAAAGACAACAAAACAAACTTATTCGTTCACAAAAAACAACATTAGAGACAGGTGGAGTAAATAGAAAGTTTCAATATTCACCTGCACCGTATGATCTTAACTTTACACTATCAATTATGACAAAGAATATGAATGATGCTTTGCAGATAGTTGAACAAATTTTACCTTACTTTCAACCAGAATATACAGTTACAATGAAAATGATTGATGATCTTGCAGATCATAGAGATGTACCAATCGTTTTAAATGATGTCTCATTTACAGATGATTACGAAGGCAGTTTCGAAGACAGAAGAGTAATCACATATGAACTAAGTTTCACTATGAAAACTTACTTCTTTGGTCCTGTCTATACAGGTAAGATCGTTAAGAATGTTATAGAAAGAGATTATATAGGAGATGGCACCACAGCATTTACTTCTACATCAATAGATCAAGCAGGTCTTGTCAAAGAAGTTAAACATTACGAACCTGCTTTTGCAGCCGTTGTGGGTGCATATGTAAGTAACAACACAACAGTCACTTTTGATACTGCAATAAATAGTAGTATCAGTGTAGGAGATGAAGTCTTCCACACAGGCAATACAACTAATCCAACAATTAGTTCGATTGCAGATAATAGATTATCGATAGTCCTGTCAGCAGCTGCTACGATTGATGAGAATACTACTCTCATGTTCGTAGGTTCAGTAGAACCGAATGATGTATTTGTTGTTGCAGAGAATGTTACCTTCTATGATGATGGTACTTCTATAGACTTTGCCGATGATAAAGTAACAGACGCTAGTTAATTATGAGTAAAACAGATGATCAGCTCAATGAGCTTTTGAATATTGATACAGAAATTAAATCTGAATCAACACAGGTGATCAAGAAGGTCAAAACAGACCGATCTGCCAATGTAGAAACTGATTACAAGTATGCAAGAGATAACTTGTATAATTTAGTTGAGCGTGGGCAAGATGCAATTGATGGTATACTTGAACTGTCCAGAGAGACAGAACATCCACGAGCATATGAAGTCGCAGGTCAATTGATCAAAACAGTTGGCGATACAGCAGAAAAACTTCTTGATATTCAAAAGAAAATTAAAGAGTTAGAGAAAGAAGACGAACAACAAAAGATCGGAACTCAACACAATCATCTATATGTAGGATCAACTTCTGAGTTACAGAAGTTTTTGAAGAAGAATGGTAAAACCGAGAAATGAGGGGTATCTTGGTAACCACCTGATCAAACGGGCAGGTATCGAGACAGAATATACCGAACAAGAATTGGCAGAGTATGTAAAATGCTCTGAGAACCCTACACATTTTATTGAAAACTATTGTCAGATTATATCACTAGATGAGGGTCTCGTTCCCTTCAATCTTCGTGGTTATCAAGAGAATCTAATCAATCATTTTAAAGATAATCGCTTCAGCGTCGTCCTGGCGTCTAGGCAGAGTGGTAAATCAATAACATCATGTGCATACTTACTATGGTATATTCTATTTCATCCAGAAGTTACTGTAGCAGTTCTTGCTAACAAAGGCGCAATTGCAAGAGAGATGATTGCGAGGATCGTTACGATGCTCGAGTCTGTTCCCTTTTTCTTGCAACCAGGCGTAAAAATTCTAAATAAGGGAAATATTGAATTTGGTAATGATAGTAAGATCGTGGCAGCTGCCACATCTTCTAGTTCGATTCGTGGTATGTCAATCAACATGCTGTATCTCGATGAGTTTGCGTTTGTCGAAGATGCAGAGACATTTTACACTGCAACATATCCTGTTATCACTTCAGGTAAAGATTCTAAAGTTATCATTACTTCAACAGCGAATGGCGTAGGTAATATGTTCCATAAAATATACGAGAGCGCTATTCATGATCAATCTGAATATAAACCATTTACAATTAATTGGTACGATGTACCAGGT